CTAGTCCTAATATGAGTAAGGCAGAGATGGATGTAATGTATGCAGCATTAACTCCACAAGCTAAAATGATTTATGATACTAGATTTAGGGATGAAGCTACCAGAGGATTCTTAGATGGGTTCATGGCTGATGGAAAATCTCCTACTGATTTATTAATAACAGCACAGAAGACTGCAGATTCTATGAACAGAGCCGCAGGAAAAAAAGAACCTGATAGTGGATTTATGCCTGATGGAGAACCCATTGATTTTGCAAAAGCAATGAAGTATGTTGCCGCAGGTTTTGCAATGGGGCCAGCAGGTCTTATTGGTGTCGCAGGTAAAAACTTTTCAGATGAAGAGTTAGAAGACATTAAGAGTACCCTTTCTGCTGTAGGTGGTATATTGGGTAGCATTGGGGATGATAGCCCATTCAAAGATAATACAGAGCAGCCTAATAAACCTATAAATGAGCCTTACGAAAAGTTAAATCAAGCCTATTGGCAAACTTTTACAGGTGATGTTGCAGCAGAGAAACGTAGGCTTGAAGATTTAACAGGTCTTAATGCTTACGGGCATAAGATATATAAAGAGCCAGGCACTAGAACTGTATGGGATAACATTGCTGAAGTAGAAGCTAATAAACAGAACACAAGAGACTTGCAAGCTTTAAGGGCTACAGAAGCTCAAGATGCTAAAAATCTAGCAGAGGTAAGGGCTAACCGAGCAGCCGCAGTTAAAAAAGCCAAAGCAGCTAAAAAATTAGCAGACGAAATAGCTTTGAAAAATAAAGAAGATGCTAGAAATAATTTTACACCAACTCCACCTCCAACTCCTAAGCCTAAGCCTATTGCTACACCTCCAGTACAGCCTCCCGGTCGTACCTACTCTACTGTGAATAGTGGCCCTAGCGATAATAGCGGAGGAAATGGAAATAAAAATGATAACCAAGGCTATGGTGGTGGTGGTGGCAAAGGCGGCAAAGGAAAAAACACAGCTAGGAGTGGCTTTAGCTTTGGACTAGCACAGGGCGGCATGGCAAGTAAAAAAGCTTCTCCTATTATGAAGATGCGTAATGATCCTACAGCAGGGATAGCATCTAAGAAGAAAGCAAAACAGAAAGCACAAGCTAAAAAGGGAGCTTTGGCAGCAAAACGCACTTAATACCCTTTATTGGCTACCTAAGATCGGGGGGTACAATACTGTACCTTCCCCACTGTTAGCCCCAACAAGAGAGTAAAATCATGGAAGCAATGCAAGCAGTAAAGAGTACACCTGCAGTTAAAGGATTTATGCGAGTTGATACTAAAGAAGCACGTATGAAAAAAGACGAGGAAGAGTTAGCAGCATTAAAGGCAGAGCATGAAATGTCTCCTGAGGAAAAGGAAGATGATGCAACACCTGATACAGCAGAAGAGCGATCCTTCAAGAAGCGGTACGGAGATTTACGTAGGCATCAACAGGAACAGAAGAGTGACTTTGAAGAACAGATTAAGTCATTAAAGTCTGAGTTAAAATCTACATCAACTGGTGACATGGAACTACCTAGCACCGAGGACGAGATTGCAGATTGGGCAAGTAAGTATCCTCAAGTAGCTAACATCATGCAGACAATGGCATTGAAGGCTGCAAGGGAGCAGAACGAAACTCTTAGTACTCGTATGAAAGAGATTGATGATCTGCAACTTAGTGCTAACAAAGGTAAAGCAGAAGCACAGCTATTGCAGATTCACCCTGACTTTGAACAGATTCGTGAGGAAGATGCGTTCCATGATTGGGTAGACGCACAGCCTAAGTGGGTACAGGATTCTTTGTATCATAATGAATCAGACGCAACTAGTGCTGCTAGGGCAATTGACTTGTACAAGTTAGATGCTGGCATTACTAAGAAAAGTAAAGGAAAGAAAGGTAATAGTCGCAGTGCTGCACAAGACGTTAGTGTCAGTGGAGGTTCTGCACCAACAGAAGGCTCAGGTGAGATGCAATACCTAGAGTCTGATGTAGCTAAGATGGATATTCGTGAGTATGAAGAGCATCAAGATGCAATTGCTAAGGCAATGCGTAGTGGTAACTTTGTATATGACGTATCAGGTAAAGCACGTTAATATTAAATTAATGTTAAATAACACTTGACATTTAACTAAAAATCAGTATAACTGTACGAAACCGCTAGTGTAGCTGGACTGATCCTCTAGTTGCACTAGCATGTTACACAAGAGTAGGCTCCATTCGGCTACCCTATACTAAGTAACAAAATATGTTCTGCAAATTCGTGTATAACATATAAGCAATCACAATAGTAAATAGACAAACCTGCTCAGACAAGGCCCAGTGTTATACCGAGTCGATCAACTCACGTAACCTGCACCCTTCAACGACAGCCTCTATGGTATTGTAATAGCTCCATTACAATTTATATAGGAGTATATATCATGGCTTTTGCAAAAGCGAGTGGTTATACCAACTTAAACTCAGGTAATTTTTCACCTGTAATTTATAGCAAACAAGTACAGATGGAGTTCCGCAAGTCAGCAATCTGTGAAGCTATCACCAACAGTGATTACTTCGGTGAGATTGCCAATGCTGGTGACTCTGTACGTATTATCAAAGAGCCTGAGATTTCTGTCAGTGCCTACACCCGTGGTACTGCCATTGCTACTCAGGATTTAACTGATGTAGATTTCACTTTAACTGTAGACAAGTCTAACTACTTTGCATTTAAATTGGATGACATTGAAGAGCAACAGACCCACATCAACTGGCTGACTATGGCTAGTAATCGTGCGGCCTATCGTTTGGCTGACCAGTATGACCAAGAAATCTTGGGCTACTTGTCTGGTTACAAGCAAGCTGCTCTACATGCCAATGCTGCTGCTGTTAACAACGTAGTGTCTGGTACAAAGGCTAACGCCTCTGCTGGTTCTGACGAATTGTTAGCTGCTAATAAGCTTAAGAAAGGCGACTTTGGCAACATTACTACATCAAGTGCTGGTGAGCATTCTATCCCACTAGCTGCCCGTTTATCTGGTGCTACTGCTGTAGCTACTGCTACTGCCACTCCGTTGCAAGTAATTGCACGTATGGCTCGTATCATGGATCAGAACAACGTGGACAAGCAAGGCCGTTGGTTGGTTGTGGATTCTGTATTCCAAGAAGTGTTGGCAGATGAAGATTCTCGTCTATTGAACATGGATTGGGGACAGTCTGGTGGTCTACGCAATGGTTTGATGTTGGACAACTTACATGGTTTCCGTGTATACGTTTCTAACAACCTTCCTTCTGTAGGTACTGGTGCAGCAACTGCTGGTTCTGCTAACCAAAACACCAACTATGGCGTGATTGTTTCTGGTCATGACTCTTCTGTTGCTACGGCACAGCAGATCAACAAGACTGAAACTTATCGTGATCCAGACAGCTTTGCTGACATTGTGCGTGGTATGCACTTGTATGGTCGCAAGATCCTTCGTCCAGAAGCTCTTGTTGTAGCAAAGTATAACGTAGCCTAAGCGTTATCACCGAGGGGGTGGGCAATCTGCCCCCTTTCTTTTATTATGTAAAGAGTAAAAATAATGGCAACTTATGTCTCACTTGCAAATGAAGTTCTCAGACGGCTCAATGAAGTACAGATTGATGCGGCTGGTGACGGATTTGATACTCTTAGAAATGTCCAAGCTCTTGCTAAAGATGCTATCAATAGTAGTATTAGACGTATACTTCAAGATGGTCAAGAGTGGCCTTTCATTAAAACAACATACACACAAACGCTAACAACAGGCGTTACTACATATTCTTTTCCAGCCGACTATTCAAGTGCCGATTGGGGAACCTTTTATTTAAAGAAACTAGCTTCTGCTAGTAACAATCCTAATATACTAAATGCTATATCGTATGAAGAGTACACAATGTCACGTAGATCATCTGATGACAATGCTGGCTCTGCTGGTGCTGGCATACCATCTCAGGTGTTCCAGACATATGGTTCGTCTTTTGGTGTTACACCCTCACCTAATAACGAGTATGAAGTAGAGTTCACCTACTGGAAAGTACCAGCCTCACTTAATCTGTTTGATGATGTAAGCATTATACCTGACCGATTTAGTCATGTGGTCATTGATGGTGCCATGATGTACATGATGCAGTTCCGTTCTAACGCACAGAGCGCACAGATGCATCAAGCTTCTTTTGAAGATGGTATTAAGGCAATGCGTAATGTATTAATGGATGATAAGTTAAACATGCGATCTGCTTACATTGTAAGGACAAGACAACGTACTTCTGTAGGAATAGCATAACAACATGGCTGATCAATTATCAGTACACAAAGTAATGTGCAGAGGCGGCTTAGACACTAGCCGTGATGTATTAGCACAGGGAGAACAATCTCCTGGTAGTGCTATTCAGATGATTAATTATGAAGCTGCTGTAACAGGTGGCTACAGACGTATAAATGGATTTGATAATTCATACGGAACAGTTACAGGGACGGGATCTGTACTAGGTGTTAACGTAGTACATGGTATTAACGATGGTATCTTAGCTTGTCGTACTCCTAGTTCTGGTAATAACTATTTACACCGATGGAACAACTCAGCCTCTGCATGGGTAGCTGTTACTTGTGGTGGTTCACCTACAATGTCAGGAGTAAGCAAGGTTCGCTTTGCTAACTTTAACTTTGGTTCTGCTAAGACACTTCTTACAGATGGAGTTAACCCTGCTGCTACATATGATGGTACAACGTACACACAGATAACACATTCATCTGCGCCTACAGATCCAAAGTATGCCTCAGACTATGCTAATCATATGTTCCTTGCAGGAGATCCAGCACACCCTAGCAAGTTATTCTTTAGTGCGCCTTTGGTTGAGACTGACTTTGCTACAACCAATGGTGCTGGTGTAATAAATGTAGGCTTTGAAATTGTAGCTATTAAGCCTTTCAGAGATGTACTGTATATATTTGGTACTAACGCAATCAAAGCATTGAAGGGTACTGCTGCTGCTAACTTTGTACTATCGGGAGTTACACATGACTTAGGTTGTCTTGCCACTGATAGTGTTATGGAGATTGGTGGTGATTTATTATTCCTTAGTCAAGATGGTATGCGCCCTGTATCTGGTACAAGTAAGATTGGTGACGTAGAACTAGAAACTATATCTAAGAAGATACAATCAGTATTCTCAGATGTAGTACTGGCTATAGACTTAAATGGATTATCCTCTGTTGTTATACGCAACAAGTCTCAGTTTAGAATATTCTTTGCTGCCTCTGAATCACAGGGTATCATAGGTGGCATACGTCAGAAC